TGAATTTAAACAACCAAGTATGACATTTCCGATCCGCCTCCCATCCAGTCGCGGATTTCCATATCGCTTTGGACAGTACACTGGACCAACTCCGTTTCTACCTGGAGTCAAAGCTGATTTGGATTCTCCAGAGTTACACAGATCACGAATAACGTTGTCATTACTGCGAGAAGACGTTTTAAAATTTTCGAACCGTTCCGCTCCGAAAACCGACATGCTGTGGCAGGTCGTTTTAAATAAAGTAGCTGCCGATTTTAGATTACATACACCAGTTAAAATGATGCACTTAAATGACGTTTCACGTCAGCCACTAGCCATTTGGGCTTCAAGTCCTGGACTTCCATATCGTAATTATGGATACACGACAAAGCAACAAGTACGTGATGACCCTACTATGATGAACAACATCCGATGGTTTTGGCACAACATCAAGACAGGGAAACGCCAAGTTATACCTGATTGCTGTGCCTACGTTAGGTCACACTTAGCACCAGTGGGTGAGGAAAAGATCCGTGCGGTGTGGGGTTACCCCATGGCCGTTACCCTCGGTGAAGCTGTATTTGCTCTGCCTTTGATTCGTGCTTATGGTGAAGTTGGGCGTTATCCTATAGCCTACGGATATGAGACCGCTAATGGAGGTACCCGCCGAGTTGTAAAGCGGTTTTCATCTCGTAGAAACATCTGGGCTCTTGATTATAGTAGTTTCGATAAGCATGTTCCTGCTTGGCTGATTAATGCGGCGTTCTTCATTCTCGAGCAGAATATCGACTTTCTACATTATCAAGAATATGGGACCACTAACGTCGACGGCATCTTACGAATGTGGACAGCAATTAAGAACTATTTTATCTATACCCCTATCCGCTTGCCGAACGGGGAGAGGTATCGTAAAACCTGTGGTGTTGCATCCGGCAGTTACTTTACCCAGCTTGTCGACTCGATCGTAAATGCTTTGCTGGTGTGCTATTTATCGATGCGAGTAACCGGGTCTTGGCCCGATGATTATATTGTTTTCGGAGATGATTCGCTTGTTTCGTTCAAACGAAACGTTCAGCTTGCCGAATTGAGTCTGGTCCTGCGTGAATTTGGCTTGAGTTTCAACATTCGTAAGTCCTTTCAGTCTGACCGGATCACAGATCTCGAGTTCCTCGGGTATAGACTTGAGAATGCCATTCCATCTAAAGAGCATTCTAAATGGATTTATGCTTTGTTGTATCCGGAACATCCGGATCTTAATTGGGACCAAGTCGCTTCGCGGGCTCTCGGCTTGTATTATGCGAATCTCGGAGTAGACGGGAAGTTTTCTTCACTATGTAGTCGCATTATCAACCATTGCTCCTTCGACCTGCATTTGAGCAAAAGTATGGTGAAGATGCTTCGCGTGGCAGGCTTCCGTGTAAATACTCTTGGACGTTCGGGGCTCCCGAATGAGTTCAAGATGTTCCGCGACTACATTTACAAGGAATAGCCGG